GTTTTGACTCCATCCAAGACTTCGATATAGCTATTTCCTCGTGAAGAGAAATACATGCTGCTCTGACGCTTTTCATCGGTGAAGCTACCGTATTGCGCAAAGTCCATATAGGCACAAGGGTCAGGGGTTGCCGGGCTTTTCTTGCCGTACTGGAAGACGAACTTACCCTTCTCATTCGTAATGATATGCATCACGTAGAAATAGGTAGAGAAGAAGCCCTTGTGCTGAACGAAGTTGCAATCGTCCAAAGCTCCTTCCTCTATCTTGTCTGCTCCATACGCATTATCTATATCGGCATAGAGACCACGACAGATGTCACCCACTTGCAAAGAGCCGTAATCGTTCTCCTCCAGATGAAGGGTGATGGTACGATTCTTCACGTCCACACTCTCTATTGTACCAAAACCGTTCGTGTTCCACTGCTCTGCCTTGGTAACGGAAATCTCATTGAAGACGAACTTTGGCGCTGATATGAACTGACGGGCATAGATGCTGTTTGCCTCTATATTGCCCTTCTCATCTATCTGAGCACCCTGACCGTAAAGACCAGAAGAGAAGTTGTTGGTAAGAAGACGGAAGAGGCTCAGAGTACCATCAGCCGACCATTTGCTGTTTCCGTCACCAATGTTCAATCCTTGCAAGAACTTCTGTATCTTCTCCCAAGTTACTGTGCCCTTTGCGGTGTTGTCGGTGAGCCTATGTATAAACTCCATTCTAGAACGTCTAGCAGAATAAACGTTACTATCGGATGCAGGAGTGGTATCGTTCAAGCCAATGACATAGACACCTCCACCATTACCACTTCCCGTGCCGCCTATCTGCATTCCATTCACCTTAATGGAATCAACCTTGTCTTCCAACTTACCCAATCGACTTGTTGCAGCCTTTTCTCCTACTATGTACTGAGGGTGGTCGTAAGGAATATCCAAAGGTATCTCCATTCCGATGATACGAGAGTTTCGGTAGTGCTTGCCATCCGCGTCCACCTGCGCAAACATATCATTAATCAGCTTTACCTGTTCACCGAGAGGATGGTAATCGTATATCCCATCATTGTAGAACTTGTCGCCATCCATCGTGCAGGTGAAGTTTGAATTGCTGATCATGGTCTTCTGATAGTACTGCTTTGCCCTGTCGAACAGAGACAACTGAGCAGTAGGGATGAGGTCCGTATCTGTAATCTTGGTTGCGTCCCAGTTGAACAGAAAGTACTTATCACCAACCTTTGGGCACATGACACCATCGGGGAGAGTTCTTCCGTAAGTGTCATTAGCCACAATCTCAAAGTAGTTAACCTTGTCGATAACCTTGAAGCTGACATCGAACTCCATACCCATGAGAGCACCGCTAGTGAACTTGATGCCTAGAGTGAGATTACTCTTTATCCAGCTAGCTTCAAAGTTTGTAGCGAACGAATCCGTAGCCGTGACCTGCCAAAACGTCTGCGTAGTCTTCGTCCCGTCTTCGTTATCAACGGTGCTATCATAGGTCTTGATACTGCTGACAACGCTCTCAACCTTTGGATATTCTTCCTCGAACATCACGACACCTTCGATAGCCTGCTTGTCGTTCTTCACTACATTCACGTTCTCCAGGTAGCCATCCTTGGCGTAGAAACCATCACTATCTACTTCCTTGTTAGGGAGCATGAGGTAATCGGTAGCTACACCATCGGTAGTGACGTCCGCATCGGCACCAGTGAAATATCCTTTCGGAATATTCCTATCTGAGCCGAATGCGTACAGTCTCGTAATATAAGTTGACTTAGATTCCGAATAGGACATAGACAGAACATTAACATCCTGTTCGAATATTGTCTGTCCTTCCATTTCGCAATATCCAAGGTATATGATGGAACCATCTATCCACCACTCGCAGTTGAGTGCGTCTTCGGAACAGATGGCGTTGAGAGCATCAAGAATACTGATGGAGCCGTACTCGATCAAGAATCTCTTCTGAACATCGAAAGCATTGTTGTTGTACGTAGTGTAGTCAACGGAGAAATCCTTGCCATTGTACGTAAGACCTAGTGCCTTTAGGTTGCCGAGTATAACATTCATGTGTACACCTACCGTTGTGGTGAGGTTGAAGGAGGTCTCGTTGGCTCCGTGCTGAGGGCGATACTTGCAAATCTTATTCTTCCAAGACATATAGTAGGCATCCATCTGCATTTCGTAGTCGTAGCCATCACTATCATTGTGCTTAGGGAAGTATGATGATGTAAGCTCAAAGTAGCCGAAGTCGGGAATCTCCACGGAATCACCAATCTCGAAATAGACTGGCGTTGCCGTAGTGAACTTCAAGATGATGTAGTGGTGGTCCATAAGCTGATATGACAGCTTAGAACCCTCACCGAAGTCCTCTAGCGTGAAGAATACCTTGTTGTTTCTCTTAATCTGAATCATTAGCTTGTATATTTACTTGTTTCACCTCTGTCACTAGGGTCTGGCTCGTTGAGCTTTAGGCTGAACTTTGCCATTTCCCGAATGAACTGACTAAACTGGGTGCAGGAGAGATAGATGCACCGATACCACACATTAGGCTGGAATCGGGTGCGGATAACCAACTCTCCCTTGGCAAGAACCTCCTCGCAGAACCTGGCATAGTTCGTCATGAACGTATCTGAGTCCTTGGCGGTCATATTGAATGCCAGCGTTATCTCCCTTTCGTCCAACCTAGGATTGTGCTTGATAACTGACTTTCCGTCCTTTGAACGATACTTGTTGCTGATGAACTCCTTGTTTGGTGCAGGGGTCATGAGCGTACTGAGGGCGGTTTCATCTAAGAAGATGCCCCACGTAAGGTAGGCATCCTTGCCATTGATATAAAGTTGTCCATTAAGCATAACTATTTAATCATTAAATAACCTCATAGGCTTCGCTGTGAGCCGCTTTTGCTATTGTTGAGTATAGTTGTAAGGGCTGACAAGCGAAAAGCCTATAGAGGTCAAATATCCTTTAATCTTCTGTTCATGTCATCCAGCTTTGTTCCGAAGTCATTGTAGGTAAGCTTTGAATACTTAACGATGTCTTCGAGGTAGCTGTTTGTCATAATCATCATGTTTCTAATCTCCAATACTGCGCCATTGGTTGAGATTCCGAGTGTAACGATGCTCTCCATCTGAGATATGGTGGTAGTCATGTTCTGAGCGATGGACTCTCCTGCAATCTGTAGAGCCGTGAAGCGACCATTAAGCTCGTCTGCTGTATCTTGCCCCATAGATGCCCATCCTCCGCTTGTTGCGGTCTGTGATGAGGATGATGAACCAGTGTAGCCTGTCACCTTTGCCCACTCGTCACGTCTCTTCAATCCTTCCTGGACTATATCATCGTAACGCTTGTTGAATGCTTCTATGTCTGTTTCGGTAAGCTTGCCATCGTTGTCCTTGATAGCCTTCGCCCAATCATCATAGAGCTTCTTCAAGTCGCCGTTGATGAGGTCTTCCATAGAGTAGGAGAGAAGAGCCTTTTGCATCATTTCAGCGAAATCGTCTGCAAAGTCTTGCGCTGACTTACTCATATCCATAAGGTCTGACACGAAGCTATCCTTCATGCTGTCAAAGGAAATCTGTGTAAGGCTTTCCTTCAGCTTGTCTGACAACTCTTCCAGCTTGCCCGCTTGGTCTATGTAGTCATTCAGCTTCTCCGTCAGACGTCCACCATAGTTACCCTTGCCAGTGTTCTCGATGTGCTCCCAGATGGCAACGTTGCCACGGAGGAGCTTCATTTCCTCTGGGCTGAGGGAGAAGAGGTCGCCATTGAAGTCGGACTTGACGTTCTTCTTGATCCAATCCATCTCATCACTACCGAAGCCACTCCAATAGCGGTTCCATGAGCCGTGAGAAGCGTGATAGCTTGCCTGCGCCTTTGCGATGTCGAGGTAGTTCTGATTGGTCTCCTGCTGATTCTTATAGGCTTGTTCATAGTATGAGGTTGCCTTGGAGCCAAAGGAATTTTCCATTGCATCAGTCAAATCCTCGATGGATTGCTGCAAGAGGGTATTTCTGTCCGTCAGTCTTTCGATGGTATCATTGACTTTCTTTGCATTTCCATCTCCACCGAACAGACTATTGAAACCACCGAATGAAAGCGTGTTGAGGATATGAGAAACGTTGTTCCCGATACTCTTCAATGGCTTCATAACGATGTCACCCGATAAAGCATCATCAAGAATGCCCGTTACTGCGCCAAAGACCGTGTCCATGAGGTTACTGATGAGTGTTCCGAAGCCATCTTTCAGAATATCGAGTATGCCGAGTATTGCGGAGATTATTTCACCTGCCATACCGCTATCCCCTAAAGCTTTCGTCAGAGTCTTGGCTGCATCGCTGTCTTTGCCGAGCAACCCTTGGATGCCCTTTGCTAGAGTGTTGGCAACGTCCTTCTGCATGTTGCCGCCGAAAAGCTTGTCAAGTCCTAGAATGGAGTTTCCTATGCCTTTGAGTGACCCCGATGTGAGACCCTGCAAGCCAGCTTCGAGCTGCTGGAACTGAGAGACCGCCTTCTGTGATGATGTCTGCAAGTCTGAGGTTGCCTTCTGAACTGATGAACCGAACTCCAAAACGTTGTTAGATGCGGTAGCAAGTACGCCCTGCGCTCTAGAGAGGTTGTCTTCAGCCTTGCTGATACTTGTCTTGTCACCGCTCTTCTTAGCCTTGGCGAGGTCTTCCTGCGCCTTGGTAACGGCTTTCGTGGCTTCAATCTCTCGCTCTTGTGCGTCAATATAGCCCTGCATGGCTGACTGATAGGCGTTGATGTCATCAGAAACCTTCTTGAAGATGTCGCTATCCCAGACGGTGGCAGAGCCTTGTAGCTTGGAGATAAGTTCCTGTATGGTCTTCTGTTCGTTAACATCGGTTGTGCTCTTGGACAGCTCCTGCAACTTCTTTATTGTTGGTTCCAGTTGGTCCTTGAACATAGCTCCGAAGTCTCCGAAGATGCTTCCCCAATCGATGTTCTGTCTGATAGCATTTATCTCAATGGTTTGGAGGTCCTTCTTTCTCTGCTGCTGAAGAGAGAGTTTTTCGCCTTCCGTCTGAGCCTTGGCAATCTTCTCTTCGTACTCCTCAGCAATGGCTTGCTTCTGCTGATAGAGTGAACCATACTCCTTCAAGTAGTCACGCATAGAGGTGAGGGCTTCCCTGTTGACCTCATCAAGCTTCTTGTTATACTCTTGGGTAGCGAGGTCTCTTGCCTTATTGAGGGCATCGGACTGAGCAGAGGTGAGGGATGCCTTCTTGCCTGCTTCCTTGTTCTTCTTCTTGAACTCTGCTTCCTGCTTGTCAATCTCGGCTTTGCGCTTGGCATAGTCGTTCTTGATTTGAGCAAGCTTCTTCTCCGTGCCTTCCTGCATCTGAGATATATCAGTATCGATGTTTTCCTGCTGCAGCTGCTTCAAGTCCTCATTCAGTTCCTCCTGGGCCTTCTTGCGGTCTTCTGCTAGTTTCTTGGCATCGGCGGCTGCTTTCTTGGCTTTGGAAGCGTTCTTCTTGGCATTGGCTTCTGCCTCTTCCTTCTCACGCCGCTTCTTCTTAGCATCGTCTTCTGCCTTGGTCTGCTTAGTGTTCGCCGCATTGGTATAATCCCATCCTCGCTGGGCAATATCGTTGGTTGACATCCATTTACCATTGACTAGCGCACCTGACTTCTTGTTGTTTGCAAGGTCGCGTGCCAAAGCAGAGAAGTATTTACCTAAGCGTCCTAGCTCCGGAATATTCATATTCTGCATCCACGATGGTATCTTGGCATCGAAGTTGACGTGGAAGTTGATGTTGTTCTCGGAATAGTTCTGCATGAACTCCTTGACACGGTTGTAGAGAACGTGTACATCCTCGCCGGCACCCTGGAGCTGTTTCTGCAAAGCATTTATCCTATCCTTGGTAGATGTGGCCTTGTTTCCGAAATCCTCAGTAGCATCTGCCGCCCGGTTGATATTGTCTGCCTCTTCACTATGTAGCTTCTTTGCAGCTCGAAGCTCATAGAGATAACCAACCAAAGCCTTCCTGGCATCGCTTGTATTGTCGCCCGTAAAGCCAAAGGCATTAGCTAGCTTTTCTGATTCAGATATCAAAGAAGCCTCTAACTGATTGTATTGTTTCAGATATTTCTGATACTCCTTGGAGTGCTCATTCAAGCCAGCCATCTTCTGAGTTAGGTCATCAAACTGCTTGATAACCGAGTCAGATACGATGTTCTGTATGCCGACGGCTATACCGCTGCTAGAGGTTCCATAATCCTTCAACTTACCCAAAAGGGCTTGCTGAGCGCTATCAACACGGTTGTTGTAGTCTTCGTTAGCCTTGGAGATTGCATTGGCTCTGTTGCGCTCTGTAGCCTCCAGCTTGATTTGCTCGACGAGTTCTTTAGATTTATCTATCTCCTGCTGCTTAACATCCACAAGGTTGCTCTCGTCTTCCTTGATCTTGTCAATAGCAATCCCGTAGTTGTCATAGATGTTTGACAGCTCCTTGATTGTGTCCTTGTAAACCTTGGAGCCTTCCTTTGCAGTCTTCAGAATGGAGATTAGCGACTCGACCTTGCTTGATGCTTCATTTGCACTCTCGGTAAACTTGGAGGTCTTGGTTGCTGCATCCTCAGCGCTATTGCCAAACAGCTTGAGTGCGACAATGGCGGATAATACTGTTCCTACGACAAACCCTAAAATATTTGTCTTGCAAGCTAAATTGAACACTCTCATTGCTTGTGTTGCATTGCTTACTGCTTTAGCAAGCTCAATGAACCTAACTGCTGTATTAAGCGCAATGCGAGCCTTTTCTATAGCAGCAAGAGTTATCACGACAGCCTTGTAGGCTCCGTATGCTGTAACAGCGACCATTACAGCCTTGCCTACCGTCTCCCAATTCTCAACGAGGGTGGAAACGACTCCCAATCCGGTATTGATAACACCCTCCTGGGATTTGCCGAGGTCATTGAACATCTGCTCGATGGCATCCTTAATGTTGCTTATCTGACCGGTAATAGTCTTAGACTGAGCTTCCATCAAGCCACCGAACTTGCTACCTTCGGCGGTCATACTCTGCATTGCCTGGATGAAGATGTCACTGGTAACCTTGCCTGCCTTGATTTGCTTCTGTACCTCCTTGATGGCGTTGGTAACGTCAAGCCCCATAACCTTGGCTATCTCGTCTGCGATAGGAATACCTCGGTTGAGGAACTGGTACAAGTCCATCGTATCCATCTTGCCCTTGGCAATGGTGGTGCCGTAAAGCATCACGAGGTCTTTAAGGTTTAGACCCATACCTGCTGCAACGTCTCCCAATCCGATAAGCGTCTTGTTGACGTCCTCGGCTGCTACGTTGAACGCAAGGAGCTGCTTGGCTCCCTCTGTAACGTCTTCAACCCCGAAAGGTGTGACGGCTGCCGTGCGGATCAACTGCTTCATGAGAGCATCAGCTTTCTCCTCAGACTGCAACATCGTCTTGAATGCCATTTCTGTCTGCTGGAACTGACCGCGGACCTGCATCATCTGATTGACGAACTTACCAATGCTCCAACCGCCAATGGCAATGTTCATACTGTTCTGTATATTCGAGATTACATCGTCAATAGACTTTCCGTCCTTCTCAACCCTCTCGGCAGTCTGATGAACTGCGTTCTGAATGTCTCGAAAACCGGAAACGACCTTGGCTGTCTCGACTATTGTATCGAATTTAATGCTTGGCATAATGTTCTATTTTTCCTTGAATTTATACTCTGTTATAAAGAATCGCCGGGGAAACACCAAATGTGAGTGTTCGATATGGGAACTCTACGTGCGTGCGCAGGAAGACTTCGGTTAAATCTCGGTCTCTGACTCTATCACCGCCTTCATGACCGCCTCCTTGTTGTTGCCATCGATGACCTCTTCCCCTGCTGCCGGTATATGGGCTTTCTTTCTCTCCTCGTCTGACAGATAGATTGAAGTAATCTTGTCTTTGAGCATGAGAGTCAGGTTGTTATACGATATTCCCCATACCACGTAATCGAAAGTCCATCCGTATCTTTCGCAAGCAGCGTCTATGAGTGTTCCCCATATTGTCTTGCCCCCGAAGATAAAGCTATTCTCCGACTTCTTTGCTGCGTTGACTTTTTCCATACGCTTCGCTTCTTCTTCCATTCCTGTCTCTTTGGCTATTGTCTGGTATGAGTTAGCCTTAAGGATGATGATGAGGAGAGTGGCTATATCCTCGTTGGAACATTCTTTGAAGATTAACTCCGTCTGCCTGCTTACACATTTGGAGTCTAGTATTTCGTTCTTTGTATTGAGTGAGTGATATGCAATCAATCTGCAGCATGTCTCCCTTTTGGTGTTTGCAACTCGCAATGCTTCCAAGAATGGATCAGCTTGAAGTAACTCTTTGTCTAGCTCCAAACTATCTACTAACTGCGACGTTAGGTACATCATGCCCAGTGTAGTAGGGTAGATGTTAACGTGAGCGTGCTCAGTATCAAAGCCTATCGGCATATCTGTGAGCGTATTCGATATAATGATTCCTAACTCTTCCATATCACTCGAATTTAAATTGTTGGCACCCAAGGCAGGACTCGAACCTGCGACTTTCAACCAGCTTTTGAAGACCCTGGATTTTCATGCGACGGACTATTTGGTCTCGCTCTGCCCCTGAGCTACTTGGGTAGGTTGCCGGCTGATAACCCTCAGTCGGCTGAAGGGGATATTAGAATATGCCTATGTCTCTGCGTAGGTTTCCGTGATTTCAGCAGGAGGGGTCTCACCATCCTGCGGCTTCTTGAAAGTCAAGGCATACTTTCCACCTGTTCCCTTTGCGGCGGTGATAACACGCCAGCGGTAAGCACAATAGACTTCCTCACTCTTTGAGTTGATAGTCTTAGCCACCACGTCACCCTCTGGGATAAGAGCTGCGTGGGTATAAGTGATGGAAGCACCTTCTTCTGTTGTATAGCCCTCCTCGGCACCGATGGTGGTATTACCCATGTAAACGCCAGGAAGCTCGGCGTCTTCTGGCTGGATAGCCAAACGGTAGTTACCCTCAATGATACCATCAATAGTCTTGAATGGCTGCGACTGGTTCTTCTTGATGAAGAGCTGATATACAGCCTCGTAGGTAGACTTCTTTGTCTTGCGGTCAACAATTCCGCCACCTTCCTCAACCTGGGTCATTGTATCGCCTTTCGTTGGAGTAACAGTAGTAGTGCCATCCTTTGGAGTTGGGAGCTTAGTCCACTCGTTCTTTTTGCTACCTACCTCTTGAACGTAGATAGTGCATTTGCCCCATGATGTTACTGACATAATTTAATCGTTTATGAGTTTATATTCAACTTGATTATTTATTACATGTTCTCCCGTGCTGGTTGCATATACCCTCTGCTCAATAGCGTGGGCAGCATACTCGCTCGTTCTGAACATTTCCAAGAGATTCCAAGCCAGTTTGCAGATTTCGTCAACTCTGATAGTGTTCTCCTCGAACTGCCCATCTACATCCTGGTCTTGTATATATATATTTACATTTATAATCGCCGTTTGAAGCTGCGTTCCCTCATTAGCCAAGATGGAGATAACGACATCTTCCTTATGAGAATTATGCGGTCTCATCGTCTTTGACAGCTTGCCATTGACGTTGTTCATGAAACCGCTTTCGTTGATGTACCGGTAAACATCTGTCTTAATTGCTCCGTCTGATTTCATATCTTCCACTTGTTTATTTCATTAACTGCTGAGTCTATTGCTGTCTTCACACGCTGCTCTACAATGGATGTGGCCCATATCTTCGTTGATGCGAGGACATCCTTGCTTTCCAAGGCTTCCACCTCTCCTGCGTATTCCATTCCGGCAACGACAACCAAAGCATAAACCCTGGAATATTCCTTTGCAAGGTCATTGATCATCTTCTTGCCCTTTGCAGAGCCGTCTGTGCCACTGAGAACCTGCGAAAAGGCTGATTCCATATATTTACTTCCCTGCTCGTACACGGCGAAGCCTATAGAACTTCTTAGGTTGCCCGTATGGTCTATCCAGCTTTCCTTGGCAGACCTGTTACGGATTCTAACCACAGATTCGTCTCCTAGCTTGCTCAATGCCTTAAGCACATTCTGCTGTATCTTCCTTGCGGCTCTTTGTAGGAAGGCATCGAGAGCGGAAGCGCTGGTTGTCATTCTTATGCCCATATCTTACACTGGAGTTGATAACGATGAAATCCCTTGACCTTGATAATTACCTCCTCAGCCCCTAAAATATCTAGCTTGATAAAATCCCCATAAGAGAACTTTTCAATCCCTACGGGCAAGTTATGCACTTCGTAGGAGTAGCAATCAATAGAACCGTCAGATGTAACTAACTTGTTGGCCTCGCCAGCAGGAACTACATCACAAGTGCAGCAGAACTTCCACTCGGTCTTGCCCTGGTGATAATTTCCATCATCATCTGTATAGCCAGCTACCTTCTGCTGCCGGTATAGCTTTGAGGCATGAAAACTCAATAGACTCATCAGCAATTAATGTAAACTGTCGGCTTCGGAGTAAGTGAAACCTCCTCCTCGCCGATAGAGTTATATAAACGATTGACTTGAACTAATATAGCCTTTCGCTGGTCTTCCGAGAGGGAACCTATTGATTTGTCCGCTTCGGAGAAGCTAACGGCTTGTATGAGAGAAAGCAGACAGTCGGCAAGCGTTCCTTTGTAGGCGTCACTTCTGGCAACGTCACCAGTGAACTCTGATTCGATATCGAGGTCACGCTTTATGCAGGCATTTTCCACGAAACCATAGGGGATAGGGATGTGTACCTCATCCACCAAAGCTTGTCCGACCGTCTTCATGATTACTCCTCAGCTTTAGCTGCGTTATCCTTGAACTCCTTCTTCTTTGTAGGAGGCAGCTCATTGTAGGCATCAATAATCTCCTTATCACTGGCATCACTAGCGAGGGTGGCACCAAGAGCATTAAGGGTTGTGATAGCCTCCGGCTTCTTGTAGGTCACATCAGAGATTGTTACCTTAACATCCTCTGTATCTGCTTTCTCCTTCTCGGTGTCGACAGAAACGGCTGGGTCTGCCAGCTTAGTATTAATCTGATAGATTGTGTCAACGTCCTCGATGACAGGCAAGCAGTATGCTTGTACCGCAGTTGTCTCGCGCAATGGATCAGTTGTTGAATACTGAGAGATAAGCTTGTAATCAATCTGCTGATAGGTTACACCTGCCACTCTGTTGGTTGCCTCTGCTACCTGACCGTAGACGAGGGCACCAATCATCTGTGAGCAGACACCGATAATCATATTGTTGTTCCAAGGCTTAACACTCTTCTTCACGCCATCATGCTCCAAGCGGACGGTACGGTTGATGATGCGGAATGATACACCGGTCTCGTCCAAGAATGCTTCCTGGAATACGCTGGAAGTAGGAACCGGCAGCTTTGTGTTGGAGTCATAAGTCTGCCCCTTATAGTTGGCAACAAGCTCGCGAGCGTCCTGTGCCTTCTTCAATTCGTCAAACTTAGCCTTTCCAATCCAGAAGATCAAGATGGTGTTTCCATCATTCGAAGCTCTCGTGATACATTCCTTCAAGTCTGCAACGGTAATACCAGTATCAACATTGTTGATGCCGAGCTGATTTTTCGGCAAGTACTGATACTTGATACGGAGCAACTCCTTTGGATTATCGTCGTCACGAACAGCTACGTAGCCGTTAGAGAGACCATACAGAAGTGCGTACTCATTACGCTCATCAACACCGACATTACAAGCTACCGGGTCCTGCGCCAACTTACGGCGAATCTCAGCTGTCTGACCGCCCTGTGCTTCCATGAGTCTGAGATCAAGGATATCTGACTCCTTCAAGAATTTCTTCATACCGACCTTTGGCAGTTTGCCGTTGGCGGTTGAAATCTTGTCACGAGACTTCAAAGGAACCGGAGAATCCACTGCCACGTAGTCAGCAGCTACGTAAGAGGTATCAACTGTGTCGGCTTCCCATTTGTTGTTGGGAGAATAAACGCGGCGGAGAATGGATGTATCCTTGTGGAGATACGTCATCTCGTTCTTGCGCTTACCGTTAATCTTCTCAATCAAAGTCTTCAAGATTGGGAAGAAACTCATGATATACTTAAGAAATAAAGAACTCTGTTGCATAAATCACCTCCTTAACCGATTGCATCGTGTCCCCACTGAAGAGTAGGAACGGCTGTTTTCAAAGCTGCCTTGATCGTATCGACAGGATAAGGGACAGCCTTATCATTAGCCTCACCTGCCGTCATAACACCTACATGTGGGGTATCTACAGGAGCAGTTGTCATGCAGACACCTACATACTCGTGATTTTCCGGCAATGAAGCATAAGCCTCACCTGTTACCGGCATAGGCTTGTACTCGCCAGACTTGGTATCACGAATGATAATGTGTCCGCACTGGATGAACTCTCCAGAGAAACCTGTCATGTCAAGAATGACACCACCCATGATGCCATTCACGTAATTTCTGATGATTACAGACTCCTTGCCTGAATCAAACGTTTTTGTCTTGCTTACGCCATACATAACTTTTAAAATTTAAAGATTACATAGTTGCGGCAAGCTCATCAATCTCATCGCCCTTGATAACCTCAACCTCATCCTTCTTAGGATTTCTCTGAGCCGCAGGAGCTCCAAGCTTTCCGAGACCTTCGTTAGCACGCTCTTGATCGATAGCTGCCAAGTCCTCCACAACACCATCATAGAAATCATCGAACTCAGATTCGTTCTCGAACTTCATCTTGTCGAAATTCTTCAAGACAGTCTTTCCGAACGTACCTTTGTCCTTAAGGAGTGCCTTCAGCTTAGAACGGCGGCCATCATTCTCACGCTCTGACTTCAAACCGAGGATTTCGGTCTGCAAAGCTTTGTTCTGAGTAATAAGTGCCTGCGCCCATGCTGGGACCTGCTCTTCTTTCTTCTGTTTGCGGATTGGTTTCTTGTTGCCGGCAGGGTCATCATCTTCGTCATCGACCTCGTCGTCATCCAAGTCTTGACTATCCTTAAAGCTCTGGATAGTACGCTGCGCGGTCTTTTGCGCAATCTTAAGATAAGGAAGAACCGCATTGACCTGCTTTTCAATCTCTGCGTTTACATCCTCGTCTGAGGCTTCTTCATCGAGTTCTAAGTTATTGGCAACATCGGCAGCAATACCCTCTAACTCCTCTCTACTGAACCCCAACGCCTTTGATTTGGGTTTCAGAATAACTAAAACTTGCTTCGTTCTTTTTTTCATTCTAACTAAATATTTAATTGAACAATAAAATTCAAGAAATATCCCAGTACGAAGCGATAGCAATAAGTAATGCTGCAAAATTATAAAAAAAGTATTTAATCACCAAATATATTACAAGGAAATATACTTAATGATTAAATACTTTATGGTTACATATAAATATTAATCTGGATAATTAAGCTTATCCGGTCCAGCTGTGGATAGATATACGGAGAACATATCACATAGCTCTTTTGCTCCTTTTAAGTCGTTGAGCCTATAATTTCCGCATTCCACTTCCGATGCACCTGGAATCGTCTTTGATAGCGAACACGCTTTAAAAGCTTCCACCATCATTTCCTTTATTAGCTTTGAAGTCCATGTACCTTTAAGGATAAGGTAAAAACCTGTAAGACACCCCATCGGACCAAAATACAGAACTGAATTGTTAAGAGGGCTATCATTGCGTAAGTAGTCCGCCATCAAATGCTCTATTGTGTGCGCGACAGCAGGTGACATCATATCTTTGTTTGGCTTGCACAAGCGAATATCGAATGTGGTAGCTGTCTCCATGCCCCATTTATCTACTCTCGAAACATAAAGACCAGGCTTCAGTTTCGTATGATCAACTTTAAAACTTGGTATCATTCTCTAATAATTTACAAACAACACTAAATGCCTTTTCGGCAAGACTATCCCAAAAACCTGCATACTGCTCGGTCTGGTTCGGCTCCAGAGGATTATCGCTAATAACTCGGATAGAAGTGAAACCAATCCCTTTCTTGTAGCATACTTGCGCGAGGGCAGCAGACTCCATGTCAATAGCACATACGTTATAAGAATTAGGGAGAAAATCCTTAATTGCCAATACCTGCTCTCTCGTGGTGACAAACTTATCTCCCGTAGCTATAGTTCCTAATCTGAATCTTTCATCCATATCAATCCAGGAGAAATCAGAAGGAAAGACTGCCGGCATACCTTGAACTTGCCCGTTGGCATTCGGCTCTCCGCAATATACATCGTGGTAGCAGTACGAATTGCCAATCACGACATTACCAGGTCTCAATCCTGCAACAGCAGCACCGGCGCATCCTACTGAGATAACTCTTGTAACTTTGCTGGACGTATTCGACGAAAGAAATTCTGTCAAGCAAGATGCCGCATTAACCTTGCCAATACCAGACTTGATTAAAGCTATGTTTTGAACATTTTTGTAGTCAAGCCAATTCTTTGCAATCCATTCGCTGATAAGGTCGTATTCCTTATCCATAGCGGTAACTATGACAATCATTGCGCACCTCCTTTCGTTAGCTTAAGCTTCTTGCAACGGTTATAAATTGCGTTTTCGTCCACTCCAATCTTGGTTGCGATGGCTTTTACCGGGTACTTGCCATACATTCTGCGAATGATGAAATCCTCATCAGCAGTAAACACGTGGCTCTTGCTGATACCCATTTCCTTCATCTTTCGATGGATGGCCCAATAATTACGATTGAGCTGCTTTGCAATCTCCGTTGTCGTCATCACCAAAGCATTAACCTTGATGAACTCAATCTCTTCTGCGCTAAAATGTTTTCCTCTACTCATTATTTAATATTTGGGTTCATTAAGCCGCCCAAGGCTTTCTTTCTCTTTCTGTTATATCTTCTGTTTGCGGCAATTCTTTCAGCATTCTCTTTACGATAAACTTCCATTCTTGCCAATAAATGTACCTTATGCTCCTGGTAGTACCTTCTATGGTATTCCCGGATATCCTCCTCACTTCTCGCCATGAACCTTGTCTTTTATAAGTTCGTACAGTGATGGGCTGAGTGTGCTCCATTGATCATTATCGTCTTTCACGAGATAGAATCCATCAGGAACATAGAACTCTCGATTTCTTAACCTAACTATCAATGTCTGTTTGGTGCAGTCTCCGCTGACAGTCTTTACTAACTCTGAAACGTCCGGGCATTTCCATAATTCTTGGATGTTCTCGGAAGATACTTTAATTGCAATCATATCACTTGAACTTAATAATGAAAAACTCATGGTCCAACCACTTGCCTGGGCAAAGACCTTTCTTCGGCTTGCCGATGCTAATACTCTCAATCTTCTTCTCAATTCTTGGACTATCCTTGTGGTAGCCGTTGATAAAGAGGACGTGGGTATAAGGTTTATATTCCGGCTTGCCTATCACGCGACAATAGCCGCCGAACTCATCGAAAAGCACCTCACCGCTTTCGGCTTGTTGGTTTACCAGTCTGGAAGCCCAATATGATTTTATCTCCCGATACTCCTCTGTTTTCTCACCTGATACGATTTTATCGAACCATTGCTTACTGACGGTGAGGGTCAATACTTTCTTTTCCATAATTAGCCAATTTTCCCCTCAGTTGATATTACTAAGAAATCGTTACCAATTTCTTTTCTTCTATTTAACTCTTTGCAAAGTACAGATGTATCAGCAAGATTGATATGCTGATTTACATACTTCTCCTTATCTGTGAAGGTAAGAAGAGTTTCGTCGGGGTTATTTACTTCCACTATATCCTCTACACTTTCCGAAAGAGATTTGATTTCTCCATGGATAAAGTCATACACATTTTTGTCGATAACTTTCTGTCTTGTCAGAGTTTCGACTGCTGTTTGAATCTTTAAGATTGATTTTTGCATTTCTTGTTTCATAATCATATTTTTTTTAGTTTATTTGAACTACCTAATATATCTCTAATATCGAAAGGAGTTTTGCCTGCCAACCTAGTAAGGCAATTCATTAGCTTGCGAGAATATCTTGCAGCAATCTTTTCTGCCTTTAAGATACGATGGTCAACTCTGCCATAACCACCACCTTTGCTAGCATAATACAAAGCCCATCTAGGCTTCCAGTATTGCTTAATCTTTGGAAGCTTTTTCACTACGTCTAATCCATACAATATCATCCTTGTATAACGAGGACTTCCGTAGCAACGCTTCATTATCTTCTTTGCTAATCTAACCTTCATACGCTATAATTGCTTTAATTTATTGAATATCTTGGCAAAGCGGTGCATGTAATCAAAGTTGACGCTTTCACCATGCAACACCATTCTGTCATATAGCCAACGTAGATGCTCCGCATCCTCGTGGAACTCTTTAATATCTTGTTCGTCTAAGACTATTTGTTTCTTCATACGCTATTTCTCCTTTCCGCAATACATCTCCGATAAGCCATTGAATCGCTCATAGTTCGGCAGCTTGGGAGAAATTTCAAACTTCATCGTTGTAACGTCATATCCTCTATCAGTCATTTCTTTAACAAACTCTTTTGTGAAGACCTTATCGAAGAGATAATGAGCATCTGTTTGAGTCATAAACCCTAGAGGATGATAAGCACCAATGCAGTTCTCTTTCTTATCCCAATATGCCGTTAGCTTTTCTTTCTTTTTGAGCCTCATACACTACTTCTCATTATCGAATTTATTACAAACTCTTTCTATCTTACCAATTTCTAGGACATCTGAAAGCCAATAAAGAGGTTCATTCTCGCT